GTTAGATACATCACCAGTTCCTAATAAAGCAGCTTCTAAAGTAGCAGCAACAGACTGAGCCATATTTCTTCTCAATGCAGCCTCGATAGAAGCGTTTTGAGCGATAGCCTCAGCAGATACATTTACAATAGAGATAAGTTTCTTAGGAGATAATGTTACGCTTGTAGCAGTACCATTAGCTGCTGGAGCAGAACCACCAGTCTCAGCAACGAAGCCAGAGTTGATAGCACTAAATACTGGGAACTTCATATTGTCGACACCAGCGTAAAAGTTACTTCCCGCAGAAGCTAAAACTAGATTTGCTTCAAGTTGGTCAGTCCAAGCCATAACCTCAGTAGCGTTACCAGCAGCAGTAGCTACAGCAGCACGAGTTAGGATTGTAGATGGTATAGCAATACCTTTAAATGATTGACCAGTATAACGAGCCTCGTTACGAGCTTCTTGGTCCATTTCCTTAACTAAGCCAGATAAACGACCAGTTGCAGCTTGATTCATAGCATCTTGGAAAGAATAGTCTCTCACTTCGCTAGGAGTATTTTCTGTTACTTCTTTAACAGCTTTAGTTGCTTGAAGTTTCTCAAAAGATTCAGCTCTTACAGCCATCTTATTTAACTCCTCAACTTTTTCATTCAAAGAGTCAAAGTTGCTTTGCTCATCAGAAGATAAGTCACGACCATCAGCAGATGCTACAAGTCCTTCCATCTTTTCGATAACCTCAGCTCTTTCCTCTTTATAAAGTTTTGATGTTTTCATTTTATAGAAAATTAATATTAATATTTATTTTTCAAGATTTTTAAACGCATTTCATTGAGGGAGCGTTGCTTTAAATCTTCTTCTTCTTTTATGCCCTCTAATTTTTCAGCCTCTAAACTTTCTTCTAGTTTTTTAGCTTCTTCTTTTTCTTGCCATTCTTCCATAGAACGTAATGCGACAGAGCTACTAGCCTCATTGTAAGCTGGATAAGTTACAGCAGAAACGTCATAAAGTCTAGATACTTTATTTATAGTTCTAACATTCATTCCGTCTTTCATTTCCCAAGAGTCATCCTCAACAATAAAAGCAAAGCTAGACTGATTGATAGTACCGTCTTTTAGTAGTTCCATTAAATCTCTTGACGTTGATACATTAGGATTTAATTTAGCCTCGTACTTTAATCCTCTCTCATCAACAGATAGTCTTAGCGTTCCGTTAGTCGTTCTAGCTAATGGCATACCATCGTGATTAATTAGGAATCTTACGTCATCTTCTAAACGACCTTCAAAAGCCTCTGAGCCTATAAACTCTCTAAATCCTCCTAAGTCATTAGACATAGAATTAAATACAGCACCATAGCCTACTACTACTGGATTGTCTCCATCCATTCTAAGCTCTAAGTCTTGAACGTCTATAGTTCTTATTTCTTTATTTTTCATATCTATATATTTTTCTTCTTTACCTATTTCTTCTATTTTTCTTTTAGTCCAAGCAAAGCCAGGGTCTCCACCCCATAACGCCCAAGCTATTCGACCAGCACTAGGATAACCTTCGTCTCCTTTATAAAAGCCTTGTCCCTCTTTGTCTACTTCGTGTCTACTTAAATAAGAGAACATTCTTTTAATAGTTCTTATAGAAAGATTAACTCTATTCTTAATATCTCTTGCTCTTGCAACGCCTACCTCTGTTCCACCTCTACCAAACTCCTCACGCCATTCTAATCCTTGTGCAGCTTCGTCAGCCATCTCTTGAGTTGGCTTAGTGTTTATATCCTCTAACGCTCTTTCTTCTTCTAATTGTAAAGAACAGATTGCTAACCTTTGGTCATCTTCATATTCCTCTACCATAGTATCATCAGCCATACATCTTTCGATGAACTCCTCGTTAGTCTCGTCTATATTTTTAGTAGGTATCGGCATCTATTCTTTGTCCTCCTCCTCTATATCTCCAACTGGAGCAAAGTTTAATGGCATAAATAATTGGTCGCCTTCTGGACCTACTCTGTTCAAGTCCTCCATTCGTCTAATCTCATTAATAGACAAAGCACCAATAGAAGCCATCTCTCTATAGTAAGTAGCTCTTGAAGAACTATCTCCTCTTAGTAAAGCATTAGCATCTAGCTTAATAGTAAACGAGCCAAACTCTGTTTCTCTAAATAGCTTTCTGTTAAGCTCTTGCTCTACCATTACCATATAAGGCATTAGGGTAAATCTTACGAAGTCAATACTTAAAGCCTCAATAGATGAATAGTTAGCTGCCTTCTCAAGATGACCAATCAAACTGAGGGGGACTTTGAAGCATCTCGCCACTTCTTCTATCTGAAATCTACGAGTCTCTAAAAGTTGATACTTGTTAGCATCAATGTTGGTTTGCTCGAATGTCATACCTTCCTCAAGGATAGCAGTCTTACCAGCTACAAATGAGCCAGAGTAATTCTGATTCCAACTATTTTTAAGTCTTGCTACTGCTTCTTTACTTAGTTTGCCAGGATGTTTTATAACTCCACCAACTTGAGCAGAGTTTCCTAGATAACTATTTGCTGTATCGTTAGCAGCAATAGAAGTTGCTATTGTAGTGTTCTGTGCTTTCAATACGCTAACTCCCTCACAACCATTAAAAGATAAGTTGAAGAAGTGTAACATATCTTCTTTCATTACTCCTATCTCATAGTTTTTTATGTCGTAATATATTTGACCATCGTGCTTAATTACTTTGACATCTTCTGGATTGATAGGAATTAACTCTATGGGTCTAGCGTTAGAATCTCTAGAAATGTAGTAATACGCATTCCCCTCTAGTAATAAGTTGGTCATTAGAGTATCTAGGAATGTGTATGGTGTCATATAGCTATTAGGATTTCTAGCTAGTAGTCGGTAGATTGGATGGCTGACGTCAGTAATCTTATCGTCATCCTCCTCGACTTTGTAAACTTTTATGGGTAGACTTGCTATTGATTCACTAATAACTCTAACACACGCAAAGACTGCACTAAATGTTAAAGATGTATCTCTAGTAACTGCTGTTCTGTTGGCTGCACCATAGCCACCAAATACAGCCTTTAAAAAATTATCTCCACGCTTTTCTGAACGTAGGAAGTCAAATAGTCCCATAAAATTGTAATTACATTACAAAGATAAGAGAAATCGCAAAAGTCAAATCCATACAATACCTCTATCATCATAGGTAGATGAGTCGCTAGAATCGTCATTCATATAACATCCTAGAGCCATAACAAGTGCAACCATTCCGTCAATCTTTTCACTTGACTTACTCTTATCCATTTTAATATTTCCAGCTGGGTCTGTTTTCATAGCTAAGTTAGAACACATCCACCTCAACACTTTGTTACCAGCGTGGTTAATCTGTTTGCCTAGTACGAGCTTCTCGAGTTCTTTGGTCGGACTTGAGAGACTACCAAATCCTTGTCCGAAAGGTTCACAAGGTAAACCATCCTCAGCTAAATCTATTATTAATTGGCTAGAGTTCCATCTATCGTAGGCTATCGACTTAATGTTTACAACCTCAGCAACTTCTTTTATTCTGCGTTTTATGTAGTTGTAGTCTGTTACATCGCCCTCTGTTAGTTCCATCAGTCCTTCTTTCTCCCAACCTATGTAGTCTACTTGGTCACGTCTTGAACGAATAAAAGCATTTTCTTTAGGAGCAAAGAAGTAAGGGATTACCGTAAACCTATCATCCTCTGGAATGATTAAAACAAAAGCAGAAACATCTCGCACACTAGCTAAGTCAAGTCCAGCGTAAGCTGTCATACCTTTGTAATCCTCTAAGTGTATTGGTGCTTTATTACACTCCATCCATTGTTGGTCACTAAGCCACTTACTAGCTGATGACATCCATTGGTTGAGATGTAGCATTCTAAAAGTATTCTCATAGCTTGGTAGCTTGATGGCTTTCTCTTGTTCTCTTTTAAGATAGTCTAATTTTACAACTCCAGTTTCTATTCCTGGATTAGCTATCCTTAATGCTTCCTCTGTGGTCCAATCAGTTTCTAAGTCACAGAAATACTTAACATAGTAAAAGCTATCATCTTTAATTATTCCCTCAGATACTTTACGACCATACTCCTCTGTCTTGTAGCATATTGACTCACGATTATAACCAGCAGTTGTAATTGCTATTGTCATAGGCTGCCTCCTACTACCTACAGAAGTAGTCAAGGCATCCCATAGGCTTGAGTCTTTCTGAACAAAGAATTCATCCATACAAATAAAACTAGCGTTATATCCAAACTTAGAACTAGCCTCAGAACTGATAGCCTTAAATGCTGAGTTACTTTTCTCGTGGATTATAGAGTTCTTAAATACTTTGAGATTCTTGTTTAGTTGATTGTCAGCTCTGACCATTCCACTAGCTACGTCAAATATAATACCAGCTTGTTGTCTATCTCCAGCAGCAATATAACACTCAGCAGACGGCTCGTTGTCGGCTAGTAACATATACAAAGCAATAGCACTTATTAAAGTAGACTTTCCGTTCTTTCTTGGTAGACAAATGTAAGCAGTTCTAAATCTTCTTAGACCACTATCTCTATACTTCCAACCGAATAAATCTCTAACTATTGTTTTTTGAAATGGCTCTAACTTAAATGGCTGACCTCCTAACTCTCCTTTGATATGCTTGATGTGATTCTCTATAAAGTAAACACATCTATCTGCTGCCTTATCATCAAAGTAAAAAGTCTTGTCCTCCTTAAGTTTCATATGAGCCTTAGTTGAGATTGATGTTCTTTTATTCTTTTTAAAGCATTGTCATAATACTCTTTGTCTAACTCATAACCTTCTAAGTCATAGCCTAAGTTGTGACAAGCAATAGCTATACTTCCAGAACCTAGATGTGTATCTAAAATTTTATCTCCCTCGTTAGCGTAGTTCATAAGTAACCATTCATATAGCTTTACGGGTTTTTGTGTAGGGTGTATTCTATTTCCTTGTTGTGGTCTTTTTGTATATTCTTTTAGTGTCTTATCAAAAGATGTCCAAGCTAGTTCTCCATCTGAATAATAGCCTCCCATTTTTTTCCTCCAATAAATCCAACATCTTGATGCTTTTAATAAATCTGCAAAATAATTACCTCCCCAAATAATTTGATTTTTACTTACTCTTATTAATTCATTAAAATATTCTTTACTAGGTCTTTCATTATCCCATTCTTTTGGAGTGTATAAATCTTTTTTTTTCTTTCCATCTCCTCTAGTTTCTCCAGCCCCCTTTGACATTCCTATACCATAAGGTGGGTCAACTATTGCTAAGTCAAACTGATTGTCTGACATCTCTCCCATTGCTTTTAAACAGTCTTGATTGTATATGTTTATCATTAGTCAAAGAAATTAAAATCGTCAGTCCTTTCTTCATCTTGTTCTGGCATACTAAGAGATGCTCTTGAGCTGGGAGTAAATCCAAATTGCGTAGCAATTTTCATTGCATTCTGTAAAGCGTTTTGCATTACTTTATATTTAGGAGCAATCTTACTAGACCTCAACCTTCCATCTTTGTCTACTGTCTGTTCTGTAAAGTTGCCTTGTAACTCTTGAGCTATCTCTCTGTAAATACCTATCTCATTACAATACGCTGCAAGGATTGATAAGTCTGTCAAGTGTAACATCTTAATGTTAGCTAGTTCGTTAGTGACTAAGTTCCATTCGTCTGCACCTTGTTTATTGAGAAAGGAGGGAGCCGAAGGCATACTAACAACTTGAGAAGTTTCCATTTCATTTCCCACTAATCTGGATTTCTCTAGTGTGCCTTTTAGCTCCTTTACTTTTGTTGGTGTTTTTTTTCTCCCTCTCATTTTATTTTTAACTTGGCCATATAACTATTAACTTATCTTTCAAAATATTCTAGTTTGTGCTTGGTGGTTTTTTATTCTCTTGATAGCGTTGTCGTAGTATTCTTTGTCAAGCTCATAGCCAGTTAAATCGTAACCTAAATTGTGACAAGCTATGGCTATTGAGCCGCTACCTAAGTGAGTGTCTAAAATCTTATCTCCCTCTTTAGCGTAAGTGATTAAAAGCCATTCGTATAGTTTTATATGCTTTTGTGTGGGGTGTATTTTTTTATTTATGCCTTTTGCTACAAATCCTCCGTGATTATCTTGTCTAAAAATTTCAGCAATTTTATCAAATGAAGTCCAAGCTAATTCGAATTTAGAAAAGTTTTTACCGTGTTCTATTTTATCCCAACATATCCAACCTTTACTTTCTGGTAAATTATTAGTAAAATAGTTACCCCCCCATATTATCTGATTTTTTGAAACTCTAAAAAGTTCTTTAAAGTAATCTTTTTTTGGTTTTATGAAAGTTTCTAAATGAAATTTTGTTCTTTCTATACCGTTACTTTGTAAGCCTTTATTATTATTCATATAAGGAGGGTCTACTATTGCTAAGTCAAATTGATTGTCTTGCATTAACTTCATAGCTTCTAAACAATCTTGGTTATGTATTTTATTAATATCCATCTGAACTTAAACTGGTTTTAGTTTGGTATATCTATACCCACACGATTTATATTTAATTATGCGTATAAAAAATGAAAGCTCCC